TTTTGCAAAAGGATTATTTGCATCGTTTACCCAACCAGGGTTTGAATCAGACAAAAATCTAAATGCATCATTAATAAAGTTGAATGGGTTTTCGATACCTTGTAAAGAATTTAAAGTAACTTTAGCTGTTGAATCTGTATCAGCTTCTGCTGTATACTCAGGGAACAACTTCATGTTACCTCTAAATGTACCATACAATGCACTTGCTACACCCACAGACTTTGTTGCAGAATCTTGTTGTGCAAATGGTAAAGATGTATAGTCCATCATCAATGAACGTTTATCGCCAGAACCAATGGCACGATAAGAACCAGAAGATGCGGCTTCATTCCAGAGCATCTTCACTGTACGCATCAAAGCAGCAGGCTTCAATAAACCATTGTCAACCATACAACGATTATCGAAACCAGCATCACCATATGTTGCTTGTACACCATTATCACCAAAGTTATCAACTAGAATACCATACTTGGATCTTTCGAGTCCAGTTGCATCCAAGATTTTAGAATCATTGGCATTCTTTTCCAATGTATTCAAAGACACATAATACTCAAGGCCTCGAATTCTAGTATCAAACGAACTAATATCCTTCATCGTGTAACGTTTATTATTCTTAAAGTCGGCACGAATGTCTTTTACACTTTCTGTGTATGCTGGAACATACATTGTGTATAGATGTAAGTCTTCTGGACCAACTGGTGGTGCAACTGGAATTACAGCAGGTTTACCACTGATAATGGAAATTTCTTGTGATGGTTTGACAACGACCTGGTCAATCCTTGGTAAATAATATTCAAATGACAATTCCGCTAATGAATCTGGATCAGGATTGACTGCACCAGTTAATGTTGTGCTTGCAACATCTCTTGTTGGTCTAAAATCCAATGCAGCACGAGCTGAAACAATTCTACCATCTTCACGATTAAAGAATTTTGGTAATTGATTGTATGTCAAATTAGTTGAACCAGTATATGAATCAACAGTAAACAAACCATTATTTTGTGGAGATGGTGCGCTGCCGTGATTGAAATACTTGTACTGAATCATCAAAGATGAACCAGTTGGTGAACTATAACCACGTTTTAATCTAATAGAAGCATGGTCGTAGTGTGTTTTTCTGTGGCCATTGTCTAACTCATAATGATCCGTTACATCATGCGCTGGATTAGTCAACATTGACATTGTAATGTTGCCAGTATTTGTTTTAGAATCAATAATCTTAACAATTTCATAAACGTCTGCAACTTGCAAACTAACTGGAACACCAGGAGTCTTTAGTTTATTCAATGGAAAAGAACCACCAACAGATGAAAAATCATAGTGTGTCACACCAATAGTTGGGAAAACATAACCGCCAGTAATAGCGGTAACCGTACCTGTGTTACCAACATTTAAAGCATCAACGTCATCTAAAATGTATGGAACTCTTGTGTGAAAATAATCGTTTGCTGGGTACAGAGATTTTGTTCTAACTGCACCATTGGTACCATCTTCAGCTTGATTTACTTTAGTTTTGATAATAAAATCACAACGTACAGCAGGAGTATTCAAATCAACTTGAATTGTTGTACTATCAACAGCAACAACAGTAAATAAATTATTGGCCAAAGATAGAATAGTGTTTCCAGCAATACCTGATGCAGCATTTGTTGCAGAAGTATCAGAACGAACTAAACAAACAATATTTTCTAGAATTGCAGTGTCACCTAAAGTACCACCAGAACCAGCAAATGCGAATGTATCTGTACCAACTGTAGAGATTGTAATTACACCACCACCATCAGACAATTTGTTGGAGTAAACTTTATTAGCAAAGAAATCAAAATTTGTAATTGTTCCTTCTTTTAAAGCTTCAAAAGGAATTGGGAATAACAAACTGTCTTTGTTTTTCTCGGTAATATATGCATCGCCTGTAGAATCTCTAGATTCAGTATTAACATCGGCACCCCAAAGCAATGCACCACCAGAACGAATCACCAATGATTCAGCACCACTGAATCCAGATTCAATTGTGAAAGCATTTGCAGCTGGAGTAAATGATAAACTTGAATCCAATCTAATGAAGTTTGAACCAGAAGATTCGATTCGAATTGGAGCCAAATCTCTACCAGCACCATCAGTGATGTGAAAATACATTCCTTGATATGAGTTGGCTTGTAATGTTGTACACCAAGCAGTAGGCAATATAACATTTGCTGAACTGTGGCCACTTGAAGCAAGATTACCAATGATTGGTGTGGTGTTTGCTTCAAATAGATTCAATCTATGGGTGTGTGATGTACCTAATGTTGTAGACGTTGCACCATGATACTTCATGTTGTTGACACGAACGGTACCAATCTTTGTAGAATTATAGTATGTTGTACCACTCTTATCGATATATTGTTTTGGTACACAATGAATATCTAAAGTTGGAAATGTAGTAATGTCCAAGTTTGTTGTACCTTGAACATTCTCAACAACAACATAACTGGAATAATTTGTAGGAATATCATAGTCTGATACGTTTGCTGTCGCACGGCCACGATAAACACCTAACTTAGTCGGTGCAATAGTTTGAAATTCATGGCCTGCAACATAAGCTTTACCTGGATCCAAAATTACACTGAAATAATTTGGGTCAGCATAATTATTGTTTGCACGATTTGCATATTCTTCTTCCAAAGTCAAAACAAAAGGATCAACTGTGTAATTACCAGACTCATCGTAAGTTCTTCTAGCCAAAGTTTTTTCTATTTCACTGTATATTGGGTATTGAACTTCTTTAGTTTTAACACCATCAACAACACGAACAACTTCAAAGAACGCAGATTCATCAGCAGAATCTAATGTGCGTTTTGATAATCGTGTGATGAGTTTTGAACGTGTTGCACCTGGAGCTTGATAGTTAAATGAACCTTGTGCAGGATCCAACAACGAAGAATCATCAATTTCATCATAAATTTCTTGGTCAAATTCAATACCAATTTTGTATGATGGCAATACATTAATTGTAGATGTATCATAACCTAAACGATAGAATGTCTCAAGTACCAAGAACTCAGGCAGTACTTTTACAAATTGACCTTTGAAGTAATATATACCTTCTTGGATACTGGCAACATATGAACGACCAACAGCATCTAGTGCTTTAGCTTGAGCAAAGATGTTTTGGCCATAAATTTTTATTTCATCATCCTCAACAAACTTTTCACCACTCAAATACTTAACGACCAATATAGGATTTGTTGTGGTATTGTCAATTGCAATAACTTTTGCACGTACAATTTTAGTTGTGTTATAACCAATAATAGTTTTATTTAACCAGTTTTCCAACACAACATCTTCACCATTATATTGTGTATCTAATTGAATATAGTATGCTCGGTCATCAAGTGAGATTTTACCACCAGTGATTGGACTACCACTCTTAAAGATGTGATTACCAAATTTCTCAATCTGGTTTGCGAGGATTGTTTGAGCTTGAGTTAATTCTCTGGCTTGGACTGCATATCCAGGTCGGAATAAGACACGCATGAAGTTCTTATCTTCATCGAAGTCATCGAAATATGGGTCGTAGTTGAAAAGAGTTGTCATGTATTCCTCGTTAGAAACTCAATATAAATTTAATTCGGTCGGTTTGGTCAGGATCCCTAGTTAAGGGTAACTGATTGATAATCATTAATGTTTTACCGGAATATAAATGTAATTCCGGATCTGATTTTGAAACACCAACTCGAATCGCACCACTCAAATTACCTTTGATTGTGATGTTTGGCTGAAATGTTCCCAATATATTATTTAAAAATAAGTTATTCGTAAGTTCATCAAACGAAATAACTTGCGCTGAGAATGTGGCAGTATCTAGTGAATCGCCTTGATAAACATACTCATCGTTGTTGAAGTCACCAATACCTGGTGAAACATTAATTTTTGTGTATACATTATATAGTAGACCAGATGCCAACGTTGATGTGTTGAAAACATAAGGATTCTTAATCAATGAAATTTGTCTAAATTCATTCTCTGCTGGAAAATCACCAGATTCACTGCCGTCAAAATCAATATTCAACATAACAGTGTTTGCTGTTAGTTCCTCAACTGGATCATAACCGTGGCCGTTTTGTGGAGCAAGAGAAATTGTGGCTGCAGCACCAGAACCATTACCACCAGTAATATCGGTAAATATTACATTTGCTTTTGTGTAATCTAAACCACGACTTTGTACAATTACATTTTGAATGCGGCCATTTGATACGTTTGCTTTCAATACAGCACCAGTACCATCACCATCAACTGAAATAATTGATTGTGTTGAACCATCGACATAATTGTTACCACTGTTGGTAACTTTTACAATATCAATACTTCGGTCCAAAGCAGCTGCACGTACAAACTTATTGTATGTAACTGGCATCCAATCTGCTGTTAAAAATCGTTCTTTTTGTGATGTGTTCAAAGTGTACATATATTTCCACTTATAACCATCAGTAGTTTGGAAGTAAGGTTCTTCTAATGAAGTTGAAGATAAAAATAGTTGTGGTTCATCGGTAGAGTTTGCATTACTGTTGTTATCTAAACACTTGAAGATTTGATCTTTACTGTTCAATACGTAAAAGTTTGCATTACCAGAATCATAAGCATAGTATATGGTATTTAATGTCCAGTTTCTTCTTGGAACAACATAAGATATATCATTTAACGACATTCTTTTTGCAACAATAGCATTGTCCCAACATTGCACGAAAGAAGGAATAGTTTCTGTTGGTGTTGGAACAACCTCAGTTCCTGCGTTCCAAGGAATTTGTTTACCCAACATTGCAAAAACATAACTCTTTCTGATTTGAGGTAAATAATCATTCGCACCAATATCAAATAGATAGGTGAAATCCTGAGCTAACTCGGTTGAGAAGTTTTTAGTAATTATTGAAGACATGTCTTTATTTATTCAAGTTTTTGGTGAGATGTTGTCACATAGGTAGAATTTGTTGTAAATTTGGTACTTACCAAAATTGTATTTGCGTTGACAAATGTGACTTGTTTTGTGTCATTGAACAAGATACTAATTGTTGCATTATTATTTGATATGCCAAAATTAGTATATGTATAAATTGTATTTGCGTTTATGACTTCAGTTACGGTTGATGTGTTTCCGGTTGATAGTTTAATAACATCATTGGCCTGAACATCGTTAATGAAGTTTGTGGAAGTACCAACAACAACATTGGAAGATACACCTACATTTACAGTACCACTAATTCTACGTTCAACATTTCTCAGTGTTACATAATCACCAACAGAAATGACAGATGCCAGATTAGGTGAAGCACCAGTTGCAACCATATTGTTTGAACCATTGGATACATTGAATGTGTTCGATAAAGTTTGCACAGAAATTATTTTGATTGTGCTGTTTGGTCTGGCAGCATTTTTTGGATTGGCACTAACTCTGGTAACAAATGTTTTTGTTCCAACAGGGTGAACAACATCATTCAAGGCTTTCTTAAATTTAACATAATCATTTTCGGTGTTGATTACATAAGAGAAATTGTGATATTTCTTAGAATCTTGTAATTTCTTATCTGCACTCAGTTGGCCATCTTCGTTCAAGTAAATACCAGGATAACGAATCAAACCATTTTCAAACCCAGCTGTTGCCTTTGCTTTGCCGTCACCATAGTAAGATACATTTACAACATTCGCAGAAACTGTATTATCATCAGATATAATTTGTGATGCAACATCGAATGCACCACGGTAATTATAAATTCTCATGTGGTTGTTTGATGTGACGTATCTATCAACAAAAGCTGTCCAAGTTGTATTTGTGTTTGATGCACCTTGATAGATTTTTGTATTGGCAACAAAAATTTGGCCTGATGTTACATTTGAAACAACCAAGTCTGCATTACGTAATGAAATTTGTGGTGCAGAGATGTAATCATAACCATAACTTACAACACGTAATGTTGAAATGGATCCAATTCTAGTTGTTGACAATTCGAGTTCTTCACCATCACCAAGAATTTCTTTGGCAATTAATGTTGCACCTGTACCAAATGCAGTGTTCACAGTTATTGTTGGTAAATGTCCTGCATCATAACCTTCACCACCACGAATATACTCTGGCGCATAACTAATTGTTAAGTTAGCTCTAAATCCAGAACCAGAACCAGTGTTTGATGTAAATGGATTTAATGTTGTATTTGGACTTGTGATGTATTTACCAGAAGTTGAAACATTAACTGAAGTAACATTACCACTACCATTAACAGTCAAAACAGTTAGCACCGCAGAAGTTCCAGTTCCACCCGTAGCAGTGAATGTGTTACCTACACCATAACCAGTGCCACCTGTGGAAATAGTTACACCAGTTAAAGCACCAACACTTCTTTCGTTGAATTCTACTGATTTAACACCATTGTTTGCGGTGTGAACTTCAATAATTTGTGCGTTTGCACCAAGTCCACGGCCACCAGTCGATGAGAATATTAAATATTCACCTACGTTGTAATTTTGGCCACCACTTAAAATTTCAATACGACCTAAAGAACCTAACGCATCAAGATTTTTTCTCAATAGTTTATAAACCATCAAGTTATCAATGTTGTTTTCAAATGGAACATCTAATGTAATTGTCTCGGATGTTACTGCAGTAACTGTTCGTATTTCTTCAAAACGATTCTTTAAAAACAATTTGACTCTTTCACCAACTTCAA